CTAATAAAATTCTATATCTAATACTTCTGTAACTCCGTCTTTTTTATCAATTTTGATATTCTCTATGAACATATTCATAAATTGTTTTTTCTCATCAGATGATAAATGTGACCAATTGCTTTTAATATTATTTATAATTTCTTTTATAACATTATCATCTATATCTTCGTTTTTATTAGGACTTAAAGACTTCAACTTTTCTTTTATCGATTCTAGCGCTTGTTTTGTTTCTTTCATTCGATTGGCAAACTCTTCATCTGTCATTAAATCGTTTGACCATGCTTTTTGAAACTTTTCTCTTTGCCGTTCTACTTTAGATAATTGTTTCTTTAGGATATCAATTTCATTGTCTTCTGTTTGAAATTTCGGTACCTGTTTGAATTTGTACTTTTCAACATAATTTAAAAAGGATACCTCTATCTTTTTCTCGCTGGAGGAAAAAGCCTTTTTCTTATTTAGAACACAAGCCTGACAACGATATCGATTATGTTCAATATCTTGATTATCTTTTTTTCTATGATACATTACTCTTTCACAAGTTAAATGATTTCCACAATTAGGACAAAGTAATTTCATTTGAAAAATGAAGATAGAAGTAGTTTTACGTTTTTTAAAATTTTGGCGACTAGATAGTAGTTGTTGCACCTTCATAAATCTATCCTTCTTAATAATTCCTGGGTGCGCATTCTCTATTATCTCATTAGACCACCTTATCGCTCCGTACATGGCGTGATTAGAAAGAATATCTAATACGGTGCGTATATGCCATTTGTAACCTCTTATGGGCTTGATATAGCCGTCTAAATGGTCAGCGAGTTGTCTGATAGAGTAACCCTCTTCAATTTTTCTTACCATATCCAAAACTACTTTACTTTCTTCTAGATTTATAATTAATTTGCTATGCTCATTTTTATCAAATCCAAATGGGGCCTTTGCTGAATATTCTCCTTGGCGAGCCTTTTCTAATTGTCCCATTCGTACACGTTCACCTAAATTTTCTCTTTCCCATTGAGCTAATGCAGCCACAATTGTAATAAACATTCTCCCCATAGCCGTGGAAGTATCATAAACTTCTGTTGCTGATTTAAAAGCACAATTGTATTTATCGAATGTATCTAGTAGTTTGTATAGATCCATAACAGAACGTGTTAGACGATCTAGACGATAAACTAAAACAGTATTAATTAATCCTTTTTTGATATGGTCTAACATTATGCTTAATTGTGGTCGATTCGTATCCTTTGCTGATACGCCTTCATCTACATAAAATTTAAACTTATCCCAGTCTTGTGCCACGCAATATGCTTTTAACTTTTCACGTTGAGCTGAAATAGAGAAACCATCTCGCACTTGTTCCTCAGTGCTTACTCTTATATAAATTCCAACAGTCACTATTTATCTCTCCTTTTAAAAAGAGGACAGCTGTACGGGCTGTCCATTAAATTCCTAGCGCTAAAGATTTAATTGATCTAGGTATTAGTTTAATGTAGCTACGTACATTACTACTTTACCGTGTATTTTTATATTCGCAGCATCTTCATAAGGAACTGTGTAATCAAAAAAACGATTGTCATATGAATCTGGTCGGAATATTAATCGTTTATTTTCCTTATCATTAAAGAAACGTTTTACAGAATAATCGCAGCCGTTACTAAAAACAACTATGTCATTATCGTAAAGCTCTTCTAAAGCCACTTCTTTTACCGCAATCAAAGAGGTATGTGGAATAACTTTATTCATCGAGTCACCATTAACACGAGTCATAAAGATATCTTCCCTACCTGCCCATTTCCCCATTAATGCATCGGGAATATGTATAGTTTCCAAATCCATTTCTGTCATTCCATCAATTTCTAGAGGTAAACCAGCTGAAATTGAAGTTGGAACATAAGTATATGAAGATTCCCTTACTAAAGAAATAGTTGGAGTATTTGTCTTATATACTTCATTCGTTGGTGGGAACAAATCATTAATCGATATATCCAATGCTTGTGCTATTGCAAATAGTACATCTTGTTCAGGTTCGTTTGTCCCATTTTCATAAGATGAAATTGTATTATGTTTTTTTCCTATTCGTAATCCTAATTCTTTTTGTGTCATTTTCTTTAGTTTCCTAAAGTTTTTAATTTGTTGACCAACATATTTAGAAACATCTTGTTTCATGAAGTTTCACCTACTTTCAGGTTCTATTATATCATATTTCATGAAGTTTTAAACTAAAAATTTCATGAAATAAGAAATAAATAAATAAATTTCATAAATCATGAAAAAATATGTTGAATTATGTCAAAACTTCATGTAATATGAAAATCGTTAACGAGGAGGTGGGAGCATTGCAAGACAAACTAGTAAGGTTACGTATGTATAATAGGTTAAATCAACAGGATATGGCAGAATTAATAGGAGTTGATAAAAGAACATACGTCAACAAAGAGCATGGAGTTACTCAATTTAAAGCGAATGAAATGTTTTTAATCGCTCAAAAGTTTGGAAAAGGAATTGAAGAAATTTTTTTACCAACAAACTTCATGAAACATGAAGTTTTTGAGGCGGATGGTGAGATAAATGGAACGAACTATATTGGATAATCCGCCAAGTGAGGAAACGGCGTTAAAGATGGCTGAGTTTTTTATGAAAACTTCAGTCCCTCGTATTTTAGCAGCTCGTAAGGCTGAACAAGAGAAAAGGGAGGTGACCATTTATGAACGGAGTATTATCCGCGAGTAAGTTAATGAAAGCATCTCAAGTACGTAAGCAATGTGCTGAGATGCGAAAGAGTCCAGCGTTGTTGCTTATTACTGAAATTGAAGCAAAGCGCAAGATGTACGAAATGAACCGTAAGGTTTCAAATCGAAGGGAGGTGAGTTAATTGAAGGAAGTAATGTTGGTTTTTAAATCAGGTGCAAAGGTTAGTTTTACGGCAGCACAATTTAAAACATTTAAAAATAGCTTTGGTTTTTTATCAGGAATTGAATATGAAGGTGCAACTGGAAAGGTACCATTCCATATTGGGGTTAGTAATATCGATGCAATATTTGTGGAAGACATTCCTGAAGAAGAAAAGATTAAGGAACCTGATTATCCAATTGAAGATTTCTATGGTTGCGAAATTAAGCAAGACGATAAGTATTTTATGTTTGGGCAGAATGCCGTACTTGAAGGGAATCTAACAAACTACTTAATTGCGGAACAAAATGTTGAATGTTTTCGAGCTGTATAAAAGGAGAAACCGCCAGTTGGGGCTGACGGTCTAATAAAAACACATGTTGAGGTCATTATAGCATGAATCGAGTTCATGTAAAGGAGCGTTTTATTGATGGATATTAAAACAATCACTGAAAGTGTACAAGCCATCCACAATGCATATGACAAGGGAATTATAAGTGTTCGTGATAATCAAGTACATGTAACTCGCAAAGTGCTTGAATTCTTGCTACAGGAAGCGGAAGTACGTCCTATGATAGTGCGTCGTGTATCAAAGGAGTATCCATTTGAAGTTTCATTTGATAATAGCGGCTTTACATATTATTCACTGTATTCTGCACAAGAAATGAAAAATAAATTTGGAGGTTTTATAGATGAACTCATTACAAGCAATTGAATTAGCGGAAGTTGATGAATTACAAGATGCGGAACAACGATTCGAAATTCATGATTTAGAAAGCCTGAATTGGGCATTCCGTAAATTAACTGCACTTAAAGCGGAAGAAAAGAAAATTACAACGTTGGCAAATGTTGAACGTGACCGTATTGCACAATGGGAGCAAAAAGAATTAAAACCTATCCACGATAGCATTAGTTTCTTTGAAACTCACATCCAACGTTACCATGCGGAACAGCTTGCAGCGGATCCAAAACAGAAAACAATTAGTACGCCTTACGGAAAATCTAAAACTCGTAAGAGTAGTGAAGCGCCAGAGCAAAAAGATAAAGCCCAGGTACTTCAATACGCTATTGAAAACCATCTTGATGATTGCTTAAAAACAGAAGTTAAATGGGGTGATTTGAAGAAGAAATTCAAGATTGAAGAAATTAGCGGTGAAAAAGTAATTGTGGATGAGGACGGACAAATTGTCCCAGGGGTGACGGTTAAACCTGAGTCTATTTCTTATAGTGTGGAGGTATAAGAATGTTTCAAGTAACAGAAGCACAACGTGAAAAGGAAAAAGCGGTTATTGGTTTTATTGGATGTAGTGGTTCTGGAAAAACAGTAAGTGCGTTAATCGTAGCTTATGGAATGATGAAAGAAGCATATCCAGAAGCCAGTGAAGCTGAAATTTGGCAAAAAATCGGTGTGATTGATACAGAGCATCGACGTTCTAAACTATATGCCAATCTTGAAATAGGCGGTATTCGCATTGGTCAATTCAGACATATTGACTTCCCACCACCTTTCACAACTGAAAGATATAACCTTGCTGTTATTACTATGAAGAATGCAGGTACGGAAGTAGTAGTCATCGATTCAATTTCTCACAATTGGATGGGTGAGGGTGGAATTGTGGAAACTCATGGGCAAATGTCTGGTAACTCGTTTCAAAACTGGGGCAAACTGGCGCCTGAAACTAATAAACTAATAAAAACTCTTACACAAAATGATATTCATATGTTAGTAACATTCCGGACAAAAACAGAGTACGTTGTAGAGCCTAACAGTGATGGGAAAATGGCACCACGAAAAGTTGGTACCAAGCCTGTACAAAAAGAAGAAATGGAGTATGAGTTCATGCTCAACTTTATTATCGATATTGACCATGTAGCTGATACTTCAAAAGATAATACGCAAATGTTCGAAGGACATCCACAGAAGATTACAGCTGATGTAGGACGCAAATTATATCAATGGCTTGAATTAGGTCTTGATGTAAAAGCTGAGGAAGAAAATAAACGGACAAGTTTAATTGAAAAAGTAAAAGTAATTATGAGTGATAACGCGGAAGCACAAATAAAAGTAAAAGAGTTTGAGCTTAAAGCAAATATGAAGCTTGAAAACTTCACTATTAAGTTAGCACAAGTTGCGTTAGATAGATTACAAGTTTTTAACAACAAGGAGGAAAAATAATGTTTAAAGTAGATCACAGTCAAGCAGCAGAATTTGAGGTAATTAAACCAGGTGAATATGAAGTAACGGTTGTTAATTATGAATTAAAACAAGCGACTTCAGGGAATAATCAAGTTGTAGTTGATTATGAGATTCGTAGTGATGTGGACCAACAATTCCAAGGCCAAAAGATTTTATTTGATAACTTTACAGTTACTGATAAAGCGATGTGGCGATTCCAAGCAGCATCAAAAGCGGCTCAATTTCCAGATGGAATGCAATTTGGTAGCTATAAAGAATGGGCTGATACATTCCTTAATAAACCATTGCGACTAGTAGTAGGTGAACGTGAGTATAACGGTAAAAAGTATCCGCAAGTAAATGGGTTTAAGGTATCTGAAGTAGCAGCTCCAAGTACTAGCGTTGAAGTTTCGGATGATGATGTACCATTCTAAAAGTTAATTAACAAGATTCAAATAGGAGGGAGCTACTAAAGGCTCCCTTTTCCAAAGGGAGAAAATCAAATGAGATATAAATTTAATCAAATACCGGCAGAGCTTAAAAACACTCCTCATTGGATCTTATGGCGGTCAGAAGTAAGAAACGGTAAGAAAACAAAAGTTCCTTATCAAATCAATGGGGAAATGGCTCAATCAAATAATAAACGGAGCTGGTCAACGTTCCCGACAATCATAAAATTCTATGAACAAGGAGATTATGATGGGATTGGATTCATGTTTTCAAGAGATGATTCATTCATTGGAATAGATATTGACCATTGTATTCAGGAAGGTGCCCTTACAAGTTTAGCTGAGGATGTTATTGAAATTGTAAATAGTTATACAGAATACTCACCAAGTGGTGATGGAATCCACATCATTGCAAAAGGTAAGCTGCCATTAAAAGGACCAGGTACAGGACGGAAAAATGTTGATATTGGATTAGAAGTATACAGACATGGACGGTATTTCACTTTCACTGGTGATTGCTTGGATCAAGTCCCTGTGGAAGATAGAACGGATGAATTAAAAGTTTTATTTGAGAAGTATTTGAAAGAAAAACCAAAGCCTGAAAAGAAACAAAGTACTACTTCATTTGAACGAGAAGATATCACTAGTTTATCGAATGCAGAATTATGGGAGCGAATGTTTGATAGTAAAAGCGGTGCATCCATTAAAGATTTATTTCAGGGCATGTTGATTAACGGTGATCATTCTTCTACTGATATGGCTTTATGTAATCATTTAGCATTCTGGACGGATAAAGATGTTGCAAAGATGGATTCTATGTTTAGAGAGTCGTCCTTACTTCGTGAGAAGTGGGATAAACCACATTCTAGTGATGGTCGTACATATGGACAAATGACAATTGATACAGCAATTCTTTCAATTCCTTCCACAATAGCTGATTATGAGCCACCTGAAGAGAAAAAGTATGAGGTTTATATTTCTGATAACTCAATTGAAGATACTGAGGAAATTATCAATGAAGCACCAAAGTTTCATTTAACTGAGTTAGGAAATGCGGAACGAATCGCTTATTATCACGGCGAGAATGTTCGCTATTGTAATGAATTGGAATGGCTTATATGGAACGGTAAGCATTGGCATGAAGATAGTAAACGACAGATTGAAGCTATCACGGCCAAAACACTTAGAGCCATATATGGAGAAGCTAAAGCTACAGAAGATAAATATCAATCAAAGTTGCTGCATGATTGGGCAAAGAAATGTGAAAGACGTTCCATCCGGATAAACAGCATCTTGGATGTAAGGCCGATGGTATCTGTCAAAAAGAAAGAATTAGATTCTCATAACTTTCTATTTAATTGTGATAACGGAGTTATCGATTTAAAGACGGGTGAATTATTACCACATGACCGTGACTTGTTATTAACAAAGCTTTCTCCAATCAAGTATGACAAAAATGCTGACTGTCCAAACTGGAAGGCCTTCATGGAAAGTATTTTTAAAATACATACTGGTGAAGCGGATCATGAACTCATTAACTATTTGCAGAAAGCAATCGGTTATTCATTAACAGGTGTGACTAAAGAGCAAGTAATGTTTTTCTTATTCGGTAATGGCCGTAATGGTAAGTCTACCTTTATCAATATTATTCAAGATCTACTTGGTGATTATGGAAGACAGACAAACAGTGACACGTTCTTGAAGAAGAGAAATGATTCAGGAATCAATAATGATGTGGCCCGACTTGATGGAGCGCGTTTTGTCTCAGCTGTTGAGAGTGAAGAAGGGCAACAATTATCTGAAGCCCTGGTTAAGCAAATTACTGGTGGAGAAAAGATGTCAGCTCGTTTCTTACGCCAGGAATACTTTGAATTTACACCAGAGTTTAAAGTGTTTTTCACTACCAATCATAAGCCAATTGTTAAAGGTTCGGATGAAGGTATTTGGAGAAGGATTATGCTTATTCCATTTACCGTAACGATACCAAAAGACAAGATTGATTATGATCTACCTGATAAATTAGCAAAAGAAATGCCAGGTGTTTTGCGTTGGGCAGTGGAAGGCTGCATGAAGTGGCAGGCCGAAGGGTTGCGTGCTCCTGAAGCCGTGAAAGCAGCGACAGCTGAATATCGTGAAGATATGGATATACTTGGGCCATTTATTGATGAAAATTGTTCGGTTTATTCTACAGCAAGAATTGAAGCGAAGTTGCTGTATGAAAATTATACAAAATGGTGTTATCAAAATAACGAAATGGATTTAAAGAATCGTGCTTTTTATCGTCAGTTAGAAATACGTGGTTTTAAAAAAGAAAAGGGTTCAAAAAACAAAACGTATATTCATGGAATGACATTAAATGAATTTGCAGGAGCTAATTTATTTTCCAATGATGAAAAAGAGGGAAAAGGCAATGTAACTCCTATAAATAGGAAAAAAGTTTGATTTTGGGTTACTGAGGGTTACTGAACTGTTTTTTTAATAACCCTTATAAATGTTGTTATATCAATGTTTATAGCATATGGGTTACTGAGGGTTACTGAATTTTCTATAACAGCCTATAAGAAAATAAATAAATAAAAAAATAATATATATATAGGGCTTTAATAGAAACTCAGGTAATCTTAATAACCTTTATGATCAAAAATAGTCCTGAACCCTTGATATGACTGGTTTTGTAGTGGGTTACTGAATAAAAAACTTAGTAACCCTTGATAACCCTTTTAGAAAAAGAGGTGTAATATGCATCCAAAACAGATATGTACTGATGTTCAATCGATGGGAGCGAAGCTTGTACTTGATGGAAATGATTTATACATTGAGAACCATGAAAAGATTGCTCCTGAAGTTGAAACGGTTATTAAAGAATACAAGCTACGGATTATTAAATATTTGCAAGGTAATTATTCAGAACAAGATCATGCGGTAAAACAAACGATAGATAAAATTATTAATTTTTTTATCGGTGTTGAGCAAGACGTGAATCCAAAAATAAATGATTGGTTCAATCATGATGAAGCTGCTGCAAGGTTGGTCATGGAATTAACATTAAATTTCTCACTTAATGGCTGGTTATATGTAAAAGAATCTGTGGCCAACTATGAAAATAAATTAACGGACGAGCTTTCACAAGAACTATTCAATCGTGCAATGGCGCACTTTAGGAAGGTGAAATAAATGCCAGCAATTCATTATCGATACTCAGAAAAAGAGTTGAAAGAAATCCTAGATACATTAGAAATCATGGTGGATACAAGGGAACAGAAAAACCAACACGTACTTGATTATTTCCGTAAAAAGGATGTTAAATTCAGACTTAGAAAAATTGATACGGCCGATTATTCAGCAGTAATTCCTAAGAATCCTGAAATGGGTATTACACGAGACATCTATCTTTGCGCCGGAGTAGAACGTAAAAATGGTGTAGACGAATTGGTCCAATCGATTAAAGATCGTACAAGATTTGAAAATGAATTGATTCGTGCTGCTAAACATCCATTTGTTCTACTTGTGGAAGATTTAAAAGGTTATCAAAAGATATTAAAAGGTGAGTATATAAGTCAATATAAACCAGAAGCATTACTTGGTAGTTTAAAAACATTTGAAGTGCGATATGGATTTTCAACAGTATTTATTGAGCCAGCTACAACAGGTAATTACATCTATCATCACTTCTTATATATGGCTCGTGAGTATCTTAAAAAGGGCGTCATATGATGAAAAATAAAACAATTAAAGGAGAAATAAACCATGACTAAAATTCAATTGAACGTATTATTCAAGAAAATGCAAAAGGACGATAAAAAGGAAGTTTTGATGTTCCACGTATTAAGTGATGAATTACCACATGCTGATGAGTTATTGAAGATGCCAGGTACTATTGTTCATCTAACTGTGGAAAAAAGCGATGTTGAAGCAATTGGTGCTGAATTTGTTTCTATTCAACGTGATAGTAAGAAAACAGTACTTAAATTCAATGTAAAGGGCGATACGAAAGATAAAATTAATAAACTTTATCCATTCGCTGGTGAAAATGTTTCTATCATTCTTGAACCTTCACAAATGTCTATTGATGAGTTCTATGAAGAATCACATGAAGGTATGGAATACAACGTTAAACAGGATGGAACAACGGAAGTTGCTCCTGGTCAATTAAAAATTGTAGATGGAGAAACGGTTGCTGAATAAATATTTGTCCTGGGCTTCGGCTCAGAATATTAATACAATTTAAGTTTGATGGAATAAAGAATAAAACCACCCTACATAGGATGGTTAAATGATTTATTATTTTAGTTTGGCAAAAGTGGCCGCAATAAATTTACTAGCTGATTGAATTTTATTTTGTTTTTCAATTTGATAGATTTTTTCATCAAGTATTAACTCGATGGCAAGTTTGACATTAGGGAATAACTCTAGACATGTTTGTTCGTCTAATTCATGTATTCCTTTACTTAGGATTCCATATAGTTTTCTATTTTCAACAAGAAAACTTGGAATGTAAGTTTTCAACATTAGTATTTTCTCATCCATCTTAGAGCGTTGGAAAGCATTATTGTCAAAGGAAGGTTCTTTTTGTGCTTCCTGTCTGCATTCTTCAATAAGATTTTCAAAAATTCTACGTAAGTAGACAAAAGAACCAGCGCCAATTCCGTGAGAATAAAGTCCAATCGCTTTAGAAAAATCACGATAGTCATTTTTTAGAGCTTTTCGATATTTATCTATAGAGTGCAGTTCTAAAGATGCGATAGATGGGAATTGTCCAATCTTTGTTATTTCGTTGTTTATAATTCGGAACATGAATGAGTACAGGTGGGATGGATCCCGTTGGCATTTAAATACTAAATCCATTGGGGATGGATGAAGGTTTACTCGAGATATTATTCTATTTATATCCCCACCAGGACCATATCTTGTAAATCCACTATAAGAAGAAAATATAAATGTAGAATCTTTTTTACATTCAATACAGTAACAATCAAACTGAATGTCATTGCAATTATTAAATATTTGTTCTAATTCAATAGCATTGTTTTCATTAAATGGAACAGGTTCGTATAAACCAAGTTGTAATAAAAGATAATTTGAATCTATTTTGTTTGACATAATTTATCCTCACTTAGTTGTTTTTATTATTAGTATAGCAAATTTAAAAGGAATAGTTTGGTAATGTATTAGTTTTAAAAGAAAGTAGGTGAATTATCATTTGTTTAACTGGCTGAAGGTATATCAAGAATTAGAACAGGACATTGCGTATCTTGATTACAACTTAGACAAAACAAAAGCTGAATTAAAACGCTGGGTCAGTGGTGATTTGCGAGAGGTACGTTTAACTGCTGAATCGGAAGGTGCAAGGGTAGAAGAGCGTATTGAAGCAATTGAATATGAATTAGCGTACAAAATGAATGACATGTACAAATTAAAAAAATTAATTAACACATTCAAAGGATTGGAACATAAAATTGCATATCTTAAATATGTGGAAGGCATGACATTAGAAAAGATTGCTGAAGAACTAAATTACAGTTCGCAATATATTTATAATAAACATGCTGCCATGCGAGAAAAGGTTGAGTACTCAAATAGAACTTAACATTTACTTAAGGTAAGTTATCATTATACAAACCATTGAAAAAATGAATTATAGTAATAGCATAGAGTTTTGCATATAAGCTTTATTTGAGTTTATATAAGTCCTGATACTTAAGTGTGTCAGGATTTTTTGTCGATTAATGTCGAACGAAATATATAGTAAAGTGAATACTCCTAGTTAAAATGAATACTAGGAGGCGATTAAGTGTTTAAATCTAAAAATAGCTATAGTTTTAAAAATATAATAGTAATATTGTCAATTACTGTTGCTAGCTGCTTATTATTTTGGTTTTCAGAGCTTATTACTGGTCCAACGGTATTGAAAGCAATTTTGAGTAATATCGGTGCGGCATTACTTATATCTGGAGTCGTCACAGCAGTTAGTGAGTATTATACGAAGGATAACTTGGTAGAAATGATCTTTAAAAAACTCAAATTAAAAGAAGATATACAAAAGACTGGTATCGATGAAACGTTATTAAATATTTCTGAAGTTGATTATGGTTACTATATCAAAAAAGCTAAAAGTAATATAGATGTGTTCCATACTTACGGAGGAACATGGACTAGAAATAATCATGATCACTTTGTGAATAGATTATTAAATTCTAATTGCAAAATTAGAGTTTTTTTAATGTCACCGAATTCTAAGTTTCTACCAGCGTTAGCTCACCAATATGGTATTACTTCAGATGAGTTGAAAGCAAAAATCGAAGAAGTTAAGAAATTATGGGAAGAAATATATGAAAAAAAAGATCCTAGAAGAAGGAAAGCTACCCAAAGTGAACTGAAATTATATTTCCATGAATCTTTTCCTTCAAGGTCTATTTATAGAATAGATGATCAAGTAATTGTTGTTGATACTAGAATTATGAAAGGAAGGTCCAACACACTTCCAACATTGATATGCTCTGATACAAAAAAGAAAGATGATTTCTACGATTATTATGTAGGAGAACTGGATCAACTAGTCCAGGAAGCTGAAGAACAGTCGTTAAGAAGTTAAAATTAAGGTTAAGCACTCATTTATGTGAGTGCTTTTTATTATATAGAAAGTACATAGAAGGAGTGAATGTAAATGATTACTGAAGTTAGAAAAACAATATCAGGTACAGAGTATTGGGATAACAAAGAAAAGCGAAGTCTATTTGTTCCAACTGGTGAAGAACCAGGATTTGAAGTCACTGTTAATCCTGAGAGTATGATCCTGGGCATGGACTTATCAAGTGAACCTGATAAAAAAGTAGTTAATTTAAATGGTATGACAGTGAAACAATTACATGATTATGCTGCATCGATTAATGTTGAGATTCCAGCTGATGTTAAAAAGAAAGAAGACATCATTGATTTACTATCATGAAGTACTGTGCTGAACAAGGTTGCAAGACATTAATCGATAAAGGACGATATTGTCTCAGTCATAAACGTAAACAGAAGAAGACAGTTGTGTACTCAAAGAACAGATCATTCTATCGTACAAAAGCCTGGCAAGATTTGAAGTCATTCTGTTATCAAAGAGATAAAGGATTGTGTCAACGATGTGGAAGGTTTGTGTTTGGTAAACAAGCACACCATCATCATATTGTTCCAATTAAAATCAATTCTTCATTGAAATTAGACCCAGATAATATTGATACACTTTGTTCTAAGTGTCATCCAATTGTAGAAAGAGAAACAGATACAAAATACCAGGAAAAGAAAAAGTTCGACTGGAAACTATAAGCCCCCCTATCGAAAAAAGAAACTCTGGCCTTATGGGGGGATAGGGAGTGGGGGTGCAAACGCGCACCTCAAAATGGTTTTTTGAAAAAAATTCGTTTTTTTAGGTGGTGATTTAAGGAATGGCCAGAAAATCGAAGGTCGTAATTGAAGCTGAAAAGAAAAAAGAATTAGAAGCGCAGCGTATTATGGATGTTTTGGTTGAAGCCGGAACTTATTCGCTAGCGCTTGATCCATTGATTGAAGTTTATCTTGATGCAGTTGAGATATACAGCGTCACATATGGACTTTGGAAGAATTTAAACTTCCCAACTGTCCAAAAAACAAAGAATGTAAATGGTGATGTGAAAGAATCAAAGCATCCATTGGCTCAACAAGTTGAAGTTTGGTCTAAGCAAAAAGCGAAATATTTGGGGCAACTAGGACTGGACGGAAAGAACAAAGATTTACTTAAAAATAGTGGGGTTCTTCTCGGAAAAGGCGAAAAGCAGGAAGAAGATGATAAACCTACTGATAACAACAAATTAGTGCAGTTTAGGAAGATGAAAAGCCGATGATTGATTTTGAAACAAATTACGCTGATATATTCGTTTCGGAAGTAGATGCAGCCCCACACTTATATCCTGATTCTATTAAGTTAGTTATCAAACGATATAAGAAATGGAAGAAACGAAAAGATATTTGGTTTGATGTTGAAAAAGCGAATGCAATGATTTATTTCACGGAGACATTCTTAAAACATGCAAAAGGAAAATGGGCAGGGCAGCCATTAATTTTAGAGTCCTGGCAAAAATTCTACTTTGCTAACATCTATGGATGGCAAAAATATAATGAAGATGGTAAAGCGGTGCGAGTAATTCGTACGGCTTATTTGCAGGTTCCGAAGAAGAACGGAAAAACAATTATGGGCGGTTCACCAGTCATTTATGCGATGTACGGAGAAGGTGTAAAAGGCGCCGATTGTTATATTTCCGCTAATACTTTTGAACAATGTCAAAATGCAGCCGGGCCAATTGCTTTAACTATCGAAAATAGTCCAGATTTACGTCCGGATACTCGTATCTATAAAGGTAAAGAGGATACTATAAAGTCAATTAAATATACATTTGTGGAAGACGATATTAAATATGCAAATGTAATCAAGGTTCTTACGAAAGATAACGCTGGTAACGAAGGTAAAAACCCGTATATCAATTATTTTGATGAAGTTCATGCTCAAATGGACCGTGAGCAATACGATAACTTACGTTCAGCGCAAATTGCTCAAGAAGAACCACTCAACATCATCACCTCCACAGCAGGGAAGAATACCGGCTCGCTAGGAACACAAATTTATACCTATGCAAAAGAAGTCTTGAGTGAGGATAAAGATGATTCCTGGTTCATGATGATCTATGAGCCGAACAAAAAGTTTGATTGGACAGACCGTGATGTTTGGCGAATGGTTAATCCGAATATGGATGTATCAGTTAACATGGAGTTTCTTGAGAATGCATTTAAAGAAGCTCAAAACAATAGCTTTAATAAGGCTGAATTCTTATCAAAGCATTTGGATGTATTCGTTAATTATGCAGAAACATATTTTGATAAAGATCAACTGGATAAAATGCTCGTTGATTATTTAAAAGATGTGGAAGGTTTAACTTGTGTTGTTGGCGTGGATTTATCAAGGCGTACCGATTTAACTTGCGTATCGATAAATATTCCAACATTCAATGATGATGGCATTTCACTATTAAAAGTAAAGCAAATGTATTTTATTCCGGAGTTTGGAATTGAGGATAAAGAGCAGCAAAGAAATGTTCCGTATCGTGCTTTAGCTGAAAAAGGATTTGTTACAATTTGCCCTGGAAAAACAGTTGATGAAGAAATGGTAAATCAATATGTGGAATGGGTATTTGAGAACTTTGATTTACGTCAAATAAATTATGATCCAGCACTCGCTGAAAAACTTGTTGAGAAGTGGGAAATGCTTGGTATTCAATGTGTGGAAGTTCCGCAGTATCCAACGCATATGAATGAACCTTTTGATGATTTCGAAATACTGTTACTTCAGGAGAGAATTATAACGGATAATCCTTTGCTTATTTTTTGTGCAAGCAATGCAAAGGTAATCACAAATATAAATAATTTAAAGACACCATCCAAGCGTAAGTCACCGGAGCATATCGATGGCTTCGTAGCTATGTTAATTGGTCACAAAGAAACATTGAATATGATGGACGATGTCATTCCTGATGAAGAGTATGGGGAATACTTGGATGAAATTTATAGGTAAGGAGTGGTATTAACACTCCTTATCCTGATTATTCAGGTACTTCAACTGGATTTAGCTCTAGTAAACGAGCTAGAGTATTATACGATTCTACTAATTCGTTATAGTAACCAAATGTCCATTGCATGCTATGACTTGTTCCTCGACTACTGATGAATTCTCGACTGAACTGTTCGAACTTTTCTATGAATGTGTCAATCTCCCAAGTTGATAATTCATCATTTTGTAAGTAGTAACCTTTCATTGTGATGAAAGTAGAGTATGCCATTGAATGATACCCATACAGTGCATGTTCATTAATTTTTTCGCTATCTAGTTCATCGCTTAATAGATTGTACATTCGTCTACAGTTAATGATAGTAGTTACAGCGAAATTTTTAATGTTTTCTTTATGGTATAAAAAATTATCCACTATATCCACCTCCTTCCAAAAGTATTTTATCATATCTAGATATATCATAAGGAGGAATTCGTATCGAAAGGCGGTGAGAAATTGGGTTTAAGGGATAGATTTTCAAATTTTTTATTAAAACAAGCTGAAAAGCGTGGTTATCTGGATGACGTTTTAGGAAAAAGCATTCGTTACGGCGGTGTGTATGTTACGGATTCAAATATCTTACAATCTAGTGATGTATATGAACTGTTACAAGACATCAGTAATCAAATGGTATTGGCTGATATTGTTGTGGAAGATGAATTTGGTAATGAAATTAAAGATGATATTGCACTTCGTATTTTAAAGAACCCTAATAATTATTTAACGCAATCTGAATTCATTAAATTAATGACAAATACCTATTTACTTGAGGGAGAAACGTTCCCTATATTAAATGGTACTCAAATACATTTAGCTTCAAATGTGTTTACAGAGCTAGATGATAATTTAGTAGAACATTTTAATATTGGTGGTCAAGAGGTTCCCTCTTTTATGATTCGTCATGTGAAAAATATTGGCGCAGATCATTTAAGAGGAACAGGTCTTCTTGATTTGGGAAGAGATACACTGGAGGGCGTTATGTCAGCTGAGAAAACTTTGACCGATAAGTACAAAAAAGGTGGATTACTAGCATTTCTATTAAAATTAGATGCGCATATCAATCCACAGAATGGTACACAGTCAAAATTAATTAAAAAGATTTTAGATCAGTTGGAATCAATTGATGATGCAAGGTCAGTTAAGATGATTCCTCTAGGAAAAGGTTATGAAATAGAAACACTTAAAAGCCCGTTAGACGATGAAAAGACCTTAGCATACCTAAATGTATATAAAAAAGATTTAGGTAAGTATTTAGGCATAAATGTGGACACATACACAGAGTTAATCAAAGAAGATATTGAGAAAGCAATGATGTATATCCACAATAAAGCAGTTAGACCAATAATGAAAAATTTTGAAGACCATTTGAGTCTTCTTTTTTATGGCCAAAATTCGGGGAAACGAATTAAATTCAAGATTAATATTCTTGATTTTGTTACTTATAGCAACAAGACAAATATCGGTTATAACCTGGTACGTACCGCTATTACTTCACCTGACAATGTTGCCGATATGCTTGGATTCCCTAAACAAAATACAAAGGAATCACAATCTATTTATATTTCAAATGATTTAACTGAAATCGGTAAGAAAGAAGCAAACGATGGTTCATTGGGAGGGGGTGAAGAGAATGAAAATTGAGGTCCGAGGGAATCAAGTAATACTTGATGGTTATGTGAATGTTGTGGACAGAGAAAGTCGAATGTTGCCTTCTCCAAGAGGATATTTCAAAGAGAGAATTGTCCCAAAAGCGTTTGAAAAGGCGTTAAAGAAAGCAAAGAATGTGGACTTACTTTTTAACCACGATAAGAATAGAAATCTTGGTTCTATTAAAAATGGCAATCTGGAATTGTGTGAAGACAATATTGGTTTAAGAGCTATTGCTACAGTTACAGATGAACAAGTGATTGAGAAGGCAAGGAATAAAGAATTACGTGGCTGGTCATTCGGTTTTGTTTCTGAAAAGGACTCCTGGGAAGAGGGTGAAGCTGGTGTTCAAAAACGATCTATTGAGGAATTAGAACTCTTAGAAGTTTCTATTTTGGATATGACACCAGCATATGTTGCAACTTCCATTGAAACCAGGGGCGAGAATACAGCCATGATTGAAATGAGAAGTGAAGAAGCAGTTGTAAAAACAGTTGTGGAAGATGATACAGAAGAAAGAAACAACATTATTAAACAAATAAAAAAAGTTCTGGAGGAAAATTAACATGAATTTAAAAGAAATCTTAAAGGCATCTCAAGTACGAAATAAAGCTCGATTAGCTGAATTACAAGGAAAAGTAGAGAAGGATGAAGTTCGTTCAGAAGAATTAGCGGCAGTTAAGGCCGAAGTAGAAGCATTAACAGAAGAAGCGAAAACTCTTGCTGATGAATTAGCAAAATTAGAAGCAGACGAAAAGGAAGAAGATCCAGACAAAAAGAAAGATGACGATCCAGATAAAAAAGAAGATCCAGAAGTAAAAGAAGATCCAAATCAATCAAAAGAAATTCCAAAAGAAGAACGTTCTGAAATCATGGCAGCTATTGCAACAGGTCTTTCTACTAAAGGTCATAAATCTACTAAAAACAAAGAAAAGGAAACTCGTTCAGCTTTTGCTAATTATATTGTGGGTAATATCGATGAAAGAGAAGCTCGTGCATTAGGATTAGTTACTGGCAATGGTTCTGTTACGATTCCAGATTTCTTAAGTAAAGAAATTATTACGTATGCTCAGGAAGAAAACTTCTTACGTCGATTAGGAACGGGAGTGAAAACAAAAGAAAATATTAAGTATCCTGTTTTAGTTAAGAAAGCAGAAGCTCAAGGTCATAAAAATGAGCGAACAAATAACGAAATTCCAGAAACAGATATTGAATTCGATGAAATTGAATTATCACCAACGGAGTTCGATGCACTTGCAACTGTAACGAAAAAGTTATTAGCGCGTACAGGTTTACCAATTGAACAAATTGTTATGGATGAGTTGAAAAAAGCTTATGTTCGTAAAGAAACTCAGTATATGGTTAATGGTGATGAAGCTAATAATATCAATGATGGTGCATTGGCAAAGAAAGCAGTTGAATTTAAAACTGATGAAAAGCATCTTTATGATGCATTAGTAAAAATGAAAAATACACCTGTTAAAGAAGTGCGTAAAAAAGCACGATGGGTGTTAAATACGGCAGCACTAACAAAAATTGAAACTATGAAAACAGATGATGGCTTCCCATTACTTCGTCCATTTAATCAAGTTGAAGGCGGGATTGGCTATACGCTCTTAGGCTTCCCTGTTGAGGAGGAAGATGCAATTGACATTCCTGATTCACCAGATACGCCAGTATTCTATTTTGGTGACTTCTCTAAATTCTACATTCAGGATGTCATTGGATCATTAGAAGTGCAAAAATTAGTTGAGTTATTCTCACGTACAAACCGTGTAGGTTTCCGTATCTGGAACTTACTAGATGCACAACTCATTCATTCACCATTTGAAGTTCCAGTTTATAAGTATGTTTTAAAAGCTTCTACTGGAGCTTAATATGGATGATTTAATTAATAAATTTAAGGAACATATAAGATGGGATGAGGGTATGGATGATTCTATGCTCTCATTTTATTTGAATCAAGGAAAAAATTATGTTCTCAATGCAACTGGTGAGCAAACAGAGTATCTAGTTATTATGTGTGCTGGTATTTTTTATGAGTACCGTGTATCCGAAAAAGAATTAAGTGCAGCTTTAGATGCAATGACACCTTTCTTTGTCCAGGAGGTATTTAGTGATGTCGAAGAGACTGAGTAATAACAGAAAACATCGAATAACTTTTATTAAAACTGAAACAACTACAGACGATTTAGGACAGGTTATCGATGAGAAAGCTGTTGATTATGCTATTTGTTGGGCAGATATTAAAACAATGCTAGGTAAAGAATATTTTGCGGCGGCAGCATCTCAAGCGGAAAGAACGTACCGTTTTATTATTCGATATCGTCCTGACATTGAAACAACTATGAAAATTAAGTTTAAAGGACGTATTTTTGACATAACACATCCTCCAATTAATGATGGCGAAAGTAATGAAACGCTCACTATTATTGCTCAAGAGCGTGTGTGAGGTGAAGTTTAATGGGAAGTATCGATAGTCTATCAGCAGATATCGCAAGAGAGTTACAGCGATATGCGAATGTTGTTGAGGAGGAAATTGAGGTTGCAAAGGAAAAAGTAGCGGATGCCCTTGTAGAAGAATTAAAGCAAAAAAGCCCTAAAGATACGGGTAAATACGCTAAAGGGTGGCGTAAAAAGAAAATGGGAGATGCAATTATTGTTCACAATGCAACTAAGCATCAGGTGGCACATTTATTAGAATTTGGCCATGCGAAAGCCAATGGAGGGCGTGTTCCACCAAAAGTTCACATTGCTCCAGCTGAAGAGCATGCGATTAATGATTTTGTTGAGCGTGTGGAAAGGGTGGTTCAACAATGACATTAGGTGAATTAAAGAAGATTCTAGATGCTACAGGATATCCTGTGGCTTATTCGCATTTCACAGCAACAACAACTAATCCAGTTCCAGCGCCACCTTATATTTGTTTTCTTGTGGACGGATCCGCAAATTTAATGGCCGATAACAAGGTCTATCACAAGATAAATGACTTAAACATAGAGCTTTATACAATTAGAAAAGATTTAGTTGCAGAAGCCAAACTTGAAAAGGTCCTTGATGATAATGAAATACCCTACGATTCACCATTCGAAGGGATTATTGAATCTGAAAAAATGTATCAAAAATTTTATGAAACGAGGTTGATATAAATGAATAAAGAAAATAAGGTAACGTTTGGTTTGAAGAATGTTTATTATGCGCTTTATGAAATTCTAGATGGAGTAGTAAAGTTTAAAACTCCAATTCCGATTCCGGGAGCTGTCGAACTAACATTAGATCCACGTGGTGATTTAATCGAGTTCTATGCAGATGACATGCTTTATTATTCAGCAAGTAACAACCAGGGTTATGATGGAACATTGAGCATTGCTACTATTCCAGAACAGTTTGCTGTGGATGTATTGGGTGAAGAGTTAGATGCGGAAGATGGCGTGTTAAATGAACTAGCTGATGCGAAAGGTAAACAGTTTGCATTGCTATTTGAATTTGATGGGGATGAAAAAGCAACTCGTCACGTTCTGTTTAACAACTCCGCAAGTCGTCCTACGGTTGCATCTAAAACAAAAACAAGTTCTGCTGAACCGAATACTAACGAACTTAAATTTGTATCTAGTCCAATTGATATTAATGGAAAGCGTATGGTTAAAACAAAAACTACATCTAAAACAACACCAGCGGTTTATGATGATTGGTATAAAAAAGTATATGCAAAAACTACATTAGCAAAAGGAGCGTAAGTAGATGGAAAAGACAATTACTATAGACGGAAAACAGGTCCGATTAAAAAGCACAGCAGCAACAGTTAAAAAGTATAAAGCGCAATTTAGACGTGATTTATTTGCAGATATGTTTGGATTAGGAATAATTTCGCCAATCACACCTCAAAATGGTTCACAGCCTACTATTGATTTAGCAAATGCTGATTTAAGTAAAATAGATTTTGAAGTTATTTATGATTTAGTTTGGTTATATGCAAAAACAGCAAACCCTGAAATCGCTGATCCGATTACATGGTTAGATGGATTTGATGAATTCCCTATTTCTGAAATTATTCCAGAAATCATGGATCTGATTCAAAGTACGATGGGAGCAAAAAAAAAATAAAGAAAAATAATGAAGAGCAAGGGAATTTCAGTGATGAAGAATTATCCACTGATACTTTCCTTGCTCTTTGTTATAAAGCCAAATTATCACATGGTGATTTAGAAGAAATGACTATTGGTGATTGTTTTGATTATATCGCTGAATTCGCTGAAATGGAGAATCCAGATAAAGAAAAAGCTCGTAAAGCAAATCAAAAAGACTTCGATTCGTTCTAAGAAAGAGGTGAGATGATGGCAGGAGGAAGAATTAAAGGGATTACAATTGAAATTGGTGGTGAAACCACAGGTCTTCAAAATGCTTTGAAAGATGTTAATAAGCAGAGTGACAACTTAGCGAAAGAACTAAAAGATGTTGAGCGATTACTAAAGTTTGATCCTGGTAATGTTGAAGCTTTAGCTCAAAAGCAAAAGTTACTTACACAACAAATTGATAACACAACACAAAAGTTAGATAAATTGAAGGCAGCGGAACAGCAAGTCCAAGCGCAATTTGAAAACGGAAAAATTTCAGAAGAACAGTATCGTGCGTTTAGGCGTGAAATTGAATTTACACAAGGATCACTTGATGGGTTGAAAAATAAGCTTGGAAACATGAAAGCTGAGCAAGAAAATGTAGCAAGCTCCACTAGGCAATTAGAAACCTTATTTAGTGCTACAGGAAAAAGTGTTGATGACTTTGCTGGAGCATTAGGTAATCGTCTTGTAAATGCAATTAAAAGTGGGTCGGCTACAAGTCGCCAGTTAGAACAGGCAATCGGTTTTATTGGTCGTGAAGCTTTAGGAGCAGAAGCAGATATAGAAAAATTACAACGTGCGCTTCGCTCTGTGGATGCTGGAAACTCCATACAACAAGTACGAAATGAGTTAAGAGATTTACAACAAGAAGCTGGAAGGACAGAGGAAAAGTTTGAAGGACTTAAAATAGGACTAGAAAATGTCATAGGTGGTATAGCAGCCGGTGGCGGTATTGCAAGTGCAGTTGAGCAAGCAATGGACATGTCTAAAATAAAAACAAAGATTGATATCACTTTTGATGTTCCGGAGTCTTCGAAAAAATCAGTAGAAGAAGCTGTAAGGGGCGTAACTACTTATGGTGTGGATGCAGAAGAAGCCTTAGAGGGTGTTCGAAAACAATGGGCATTGAATAAGGATGCTTCTGATGAAACGAATGCGGCTGTAGTTAAAGGAGCGGCAACTATCGCTTCAAGTTATGCAGGGATTGATTTTAACGAGCTTATACAGGAAGCGAATGAGATTGGTGCGACATTAGGGATTACTAATGAAGAGGCTTTAGGATTAGTTAATACTTTATTAAAAACGGGTTTTCCACCAGAACAATTAGATATTATTGCTGAATATGGTGACCAAATGGTTCAAGCTGGATTTACAGCTAAAGAAGTTCAAGGAATTATGTCAGCTGGTGTAGACACGAAAAGTTGGAATATAGACAATCTATTGGATGGTGTTAAAGAAGGCCGTATCAAAATGGCTGAGTTTGGTGCCGGTGTAGATAAGTCTATGCAAGCGGTTTTAGATAAAACAAAGATTTCAGCCGATCAATTTGAAAAATGGGGACAAGCAATTGCTGGCGGTGGTGAAAATGGACAAAAAGCGATGCTTGAAGCAACCAAGGCTTTAGCTGGTGTTGAAAATGCGACAGACAGAAATGCGCTTGGCACGAAGATGTTCGGAACCCTTTGGGAAGACCAAGGAAAGAAAATTATTAATACGATTCTAAAGGCAGAAGGTAAGCAAGTTGATTTGAAAAAAGGTGTAGAAGATTTACATGGAGCAACTTCTAAAATAGATGCAAGTCCAGCTGTTAAATTTCAAAAAGCTATGGAAGATTTAAAGATGGCTCTTGAACCAGTTTTATTAGTGGTAGCAGATATTGTTTCTAAATTTGCTGAATGGGTTTCTGATAACCCAGAATTAGCAGCGACACTAGCGGCTATCGCTGTAGCCATTGGTGTTATTTCCGGTGCGATTATGGCACTTGCTCCTATAGTTATGACGATCATGGGTGTTTTTGGAGTCGGGGCAGGGATAGCAGCCGGGATAGTTGCTGTTGTTCCTGTTATTATAGCCGCTATAGCGGCTCTGGGTATTGCGATTTATAAAAATTGGGACGATATCAAGAAATGGACCATCGAGGTATGGAATTCGATTAAAGAATTTCTAATAGGAATATGGGACGGTATATCTCAATGGGCAACTCAAACATGGGAAAGTATTAGTGAATCTACAGCTTCTGTATGGAATTCAATTAAAGAGTTTTTAGTAGAACTATGGAATGGAATAACGGAGTCCTTATCTGAAACATGGAATTCGATTGTTGAAACTACTACGGAAACATGGAATTCAATAGTTGAGTATTTGACTGGTATTTGGGATGGAGTAGTTGAGACATTATCAGAAGTTTGGAATGGTATTAGTCAAACTACTTCTGAAGTGTGGACAGCGATTAGTGAGTTTTTCATTAGCACCTGGAATGGATTAGTTGCCTTTCTAACTCCTATTTTACAAGGCATTGCTGATTTCTTCTCTATGATTTGGAATGGTATTTCCACAGTTATTCAAACGGTATGGAATTTCATTACGCAATACTTACAGGCGGTTTGGACAGCTATTTTATACTTTGCTACTCCAATATTTGAATCAATAAAGAGTTTTATTGTTTCTGTGTGGGATGCTATTAGTTTAGCTGCAACAACAGTGTGGAATGCTATAGTTGCTTTTCTTCAAGCTTGTTGGAATGGCATTGTTTCGATTGCGACAGCTGTCTTTGAAACACTTAGAAATTGGATTGTGAATGTATGGGATGTTATTAGTTCCACCACAATGACGGTGTGGAATACAGTGAAGAATTTCTTACAAGCATGCTGGAATGGATTAGTCGCTATCGTAACACCAATTTTTGATGCAATAAAAAACTGGATTGTGAATGCCTGGAATACGATTAGTTCCACTACTAGCGCTGTATGGAATACGATTAAAGGTTTCCTTTCTAGTTTATGGAATTCAATTGTTTCCACAGCAAGTTCTGTATTTAATAACATCAAAGAAGCAATTTCAACTGTATGGAATATGATTAGTAGTACAAGTAGTAGTATTTGGAATGGTATTAAATCAACACTCTCAAACATTTGGGAAGGTATAAAGTCAACCGCATCTTCTGTCTGGAATGGACTGAAAGATGCAATTATGACTCCTGTTCGTTGGGTAACAAGTGCTGTTAGTGGAGCTTTTGAAGGAATGAAATCAGCTGTATTAGGTGTATGGGATGGAATTAAAAGCGGTATTAAAACAGCGATTAATGGAATTATTCGTATCATAAATAAGTTCATAGACGGTTTTAACACACCAGCAGAATTATTAAACAATATACCAGGTGTTAGTGCACCAACTATTCCTCATGTACCAATGCTTGCTAAAGGTGGAAAGCCTGTAGGTGATGGTTCATTTATCACAGGAGAAGCCGGACCGGAGTTATTTACGAAGAAGGGTAATTCAATCACAGTTACACCTTTATCATCGAAAGAAAAATCACTCGGTATTACTGGGACTATGAATCAATTAATGGGTGATATGAGTCGTATGATGGCTAGTTCTATGAGCCAATTATCGGGTTTAAAGTCTGTTATGAGTGGTGTGTATGGAAGTATGTCAAATAGTAGACAAGCTATGACAAGCAGTGTATCAAATCAAGTATTTAATAACTCACTTGGATCATCTGGTGACGGAGCAATTCCGATGCTTGGTGGTGATTTAGTTGTTGAAGTTCCTGTTGTTATAGAGGGACGAGATGTGGCGCGTGGTACGTATCGATATACAACCGAGTACCAAGAAAGAGAAAAACAAAGAGACTCAGCCTTTTAGGTTTGGGTTTCTTTTATTTTATAGAGAAATGGGGTGTTAAAGTGAGTTCTTTTACATTTAACAATGAACGTAAAAAATATGTCCAAATTGAAAAAGGATGGAAAAGGCCTACTTGGGCACCATTGAAACGAAATTTTCTAAGTGTTCCAGGATATCCAGGCGCAAGGCTGTTAAACACCCAAACAGAGATGCGTGTTTTATCTATTCCGGTAGGAATTATAGTACCTGATGGATCTAACTTAGAAAAGCTGAAAGAAGAAATTGCAAGTTGGCTAATAACAGATCAACCCACAGAACTTATTTTTGATGTAGAACCAAACAGAACGTATTTAGCAATTGTGGATGATAGCTTTGATCCAGATGAATTTGTAACACTTGGAATAGGAACGCTTACATTTATTTGTCCAATGCCTTACAAATTAGGGCCGATTCGAAATGCAAAAGCAAAGCTAGAATCAAATAATATTATTAAAATGGATGCTTTGAATGAGGGAAGTGTATTTTCAGAACCGAAATTCAAGATACAGGTAGAGAATCCGTCCACATTCATCGATATTATAAATAAAAATGGAGGTCAACATTTTCGTATAGGATACCCAGTTAAGATAGATGAAACGCCAATAAGTCGGTATGAATTGGTTATGCATGATAAAGCGAATTCTCTAGTGGGTTGGACGGAAGTGGGAAAAGATTTTGTTTCTGATTACGGAATTGTAGCAGGGAAAATGATAGCGGATGGCGCACGTATTATGCCATCTGATTACGGTCAAGGGCAATTTTGGCATGGACCAGCAGTGAAAAGAAGCATTACAGGTGGACCGCTACAAGATTTCACGCTTGATGCAATAGTTGAATGTCGAAACTTAAACCCTGCAACTATGGGACGTGTAGAACTTTATTTATTAGATGAGAACAGCGTTGTAGTTGGAAAAGTAGGTATGTTTGATGCATATAGAAATTCTAGCGAAAATTTTGGTGAAGTTATGGCGGGAAACGGTGACTACAATCATCTGATTATAGCGGAAACTGGTTATTATCGTTCGACATGGAATGATTTTTATGGACGTCTACACATTGCACGAGTGGGAAATTATTGGCAGGGTGATATTGCTTTAATCGATGAAAAAGGAAATTACCATACAGAAAAATTTGCCCAATGGTGGGATACGGGCAATAGCTTTATGAAAAAAGTCGCTCAAATTGTTGTGCATATATGCTCGTTTAGTGATGCACCATCATTAATTGCAGCCGTGCACGATATTAAAGTGCAAAAAGTAAATAGCAATACAGAACGTCAAATACCTTATATTGTTCAAAAAGGAGATCTTGTAGAAATCGATTCATCGGATGCAAGTATTCGGATTAACGGAGCGGATGCGATAAATATAAAGGATTTTATGAGTGACTATATACGTATTGAAAAAGGAAAGAATGAAATCGAAATATCCCCAAACAACATTGGACAAGTAGATGTCACATATAGGGAGCGTTACAGATGAGTAAAGGAAATAATCTATTACACATTGTGGATTTTAAAACAGAACAAATCATAGGTGTTATCAAAGAACAGGATTATTGGGATGATTTACGCCAATGGGAGCTTAAAGATAACAAAGATAAATTTGAGTTCACAACAGCTGATGGCACAAAGATAGCGGCATCACTTATACAACAGAACCTTGTCGTTAAACAAACTCGTGACGGTACTTTTGTTTCATACATTATTACAGAAGTAGAACAAGATTCAACAGGTCGTCCAAAAAAGATTTATACACTTGGTGAACATACAAAGCTAAAGAAAGCGACTGTAATTAAACCGCAAACTTTGCAAGCTACTACAGTCAACGAATCTACAGACTTTGCTTTACAAGGTACAGAGTGGAAACGTGGGATTACTGAGTTTGTTGGTATACGTACCATTCATATTAAGGATTTTACAAATCCGCTTGATCTCTTAAAACAAATCGCATCTACGTTTGAACTTGAGATTCGTTTTAGAACAGAAATAATGGGAGCTTTTATTGTCGGTCGGTATGTAGATTTAATAAAAAAAGTAGGACGTGACAACGGAAAAGAATTCTTGTTAGGAAAAGATGTACAAGGCATCCGGCGTATTGAGAATAGTCAAGATGTAGTAACCGCTCTTGTAGGTGTTGGTCCACAAAATAGTGAAACTGGTGAATTTCTCACATTTGAAGAAATAAACAATGGCAAACTTTATGTAGGAAATAATGATGCCTTGCAACGTTGGTCGAAAGATGGCAAGCATTTATTCGATATGTATTCACCGCAAACAGAAGATCAAGATATGACGAAGCAACGACTCAAACAGTTAACCGAAGCAGAATTAAAGAAGCGAATTGATAGTTCTACTTCATATGAAGTAAGTGCAGTAGCGCTTGAAAAAGTGTTTGGTTTATCTCATGAAGCGGTTCGTAAAGGCGATACAGTACGAATAAAAGATACAGGATTTAGTCCTCCACTTTTCTTAGAAGCTAGGTTAATAGCAGCAGATGAATGTGACACCGATCCATCGAAAGATAAATATATCTTTGGTAATTATCGTGAAATTAAAGATACACGAAGCCTTATCGATAGGTTATACGCACAAATCATGGGTAGCTTATCGAATAAAGCATCTAAAGAATTACTAGATACGTTAGATAAAAAGCTTCAAGAAAACGTAAAAGAAACAGAAGTCATTCGAAAAGAATCGGAAGCAGCAAAGAAAATTGCTGAACAAGTTGCTGAGAACCTTAAAAATAATACCGTTGATATTATTGAAGGCGTAAATCCACCAACAGCAAACTTAAAGGATAGAAAAACGTTGTGGCAAGATATCAGCAAAGGTAAGCCTGGTATTCTGAAATTGTGGAAGGATGGTAAATGGGATCCTGTTGTTCCTGATGTGGAATCCGTTAAGAAAGAAACATTGGCCCAGGTAAGCAAAGATATTGAGTCTACCAAAAGCGAATTAAATCAAAAGGTTCAAGAAGCGCAAAAACAAGCAACAGGGCAATTTAATGAAGTGAAAGAAAGTTTACAAGGTGTTAGTCGTACCATTTCTGATGTGCAAAATAAACAGGGTGAAATTGATAAGAAGGTAACCAAGTTTGAGCAGGATTCTAACGGGTTTAAATTATCTATAGAATCGTTAACTAAAAAAGATACTGATATCAGCAATAAATTAAATACAGTCGAGCAAACTGTGGAAGGCACAAAAAAGACAATATCTGATGTGCAACAAACTGCAACTGATCTGAAGAAAACAACAACTGAAATTAAAGAACAAGCCGGGAAAATCAGTGAGAAATTAACAACTGTAGAAACAAAGGTCAATAACGATAAGGCTGGAGGGCGTAATCTTTTATTAGATTCAAATGTTAAATACGAAAAAACAGATTACTTAATCAATCAATATTCTCTAACTGAAAATTTCTCTACAGGTGAGGAATATACTTTTGTAATTAAGGGAAGTGTCCTTCAAGGTCAAAAATTTGGAATTTGGCAGAATGGCGGTTCTAACAATGTTGGATATGCAACAAGTGTTTACGCTAATGGAATAACTTACGTAACTTTCAAAGCAGTTGCGGCTACGGGTGGAAATGAACGGAAGTTAAGTTTATATAACTCTCCAAGTAATACTACAAAAGCTGTTGTAGAATGGGTCGCTTTATATAAAGGGAACAAACCACAGGATTGGACGCCAGCTCCAGAAAACCAAGTAACAAACGATGAATTCACTAAGAAAGCAACCGAGATTGAAAAAAGTGTGAATGGAATCAAAGAAACAGTAACAAAAGTAGAAAATAATCAGGGGGGATTTGATAAGCGTGTAACAGCAGTAGAGAAAACGGCTGAAGGTGTTTCTCAAAACGTTGGCAAGTTACAAGAAACACAAACGGCACAAGGTAAACAGATTTCTGATGCTCAATCTACAATCAAACAACATTCTGATGCACTTGAGATGGCTGTGAAAATGAAAGATGTTGAGAATTATGTTGGTGGTATTGGATCTATTAATGAGATTCGTGACGCTGGTTTTACTCAAGGGAATAAATACTGGGGTTGGGCTACTGGGCACTCTATAGATCCTAACCTAAAGTATAAAGGATACAATTCGTTTTCTATGAACACTACAGGACAAACTCAGGATGTATGGTGGGGTGCTTTTAGTCAATTTATAGATTGTTCTCCTAATGAAGATATTGTTACTTCTGCTTACTTTAACACTGATGGAAAAGTTCCAATTGATAATGGTGTATTTATCGAGTTGGAATTTTGGCAATCAAATAAAGCAACCCGAATTTCAACTGCTAGAGAAAAAGTTCAAATCATTAACAATACTTGGGTCAGAGCTATTTGTACAGCTAAAGCTCCGGCAGGAACTGGATTTGTAAGGTTTCGACCATACGTACAAAGAAATGGTAGAGCTTGGTTCTGTATGCCTATGCTGCAGCGAGGTAAAGTCGCTACAGAGTTTTGGTTACATCCAAAAGATCAAACTGATGTTGATAAAATGATTGGAGATATTGCCGATAAAGTAGCTACACAAGATTACAACAAGAAAACAACTGAATTAGAGCGCCTTATTTCCGCAAATGCGCAGGGGATTAGTCTTGCTGCAGTAAAAACCGAAGTATATACACAACAACAGGCTGACGAAAGATATGCGAATAAAGCATATGTAGAAAAACAAGCAGGACGTATTGATGTAACTGAAAAAGCGATTACTAGTACCGTCCAAAAAGGCAATATTATCTCGGCTATTAACCAAACAGCTGAACAGATTCAAATCGATGTTGGTAAGTTGAAGATCAACGCGGATACAATCGTACAATGGCTAACCGCAAAAGGAATAGATGCCGATGTCATTAAAATCAGTGGTGATAAAGTAACAATTGATAAAAATGGTATTACAGCAAAAATGGCTGACTTCTTTTTTGAAGATGAGCGTGGGCAGAAATTTTCAGTAACACCCAGGAAGAATCTCATTCCAGATCATGACTTTTCACACATTTCTTTTAAGAGTCTTAATAATTATTTTTTGAAGATTGAATACAGTCCTACATGGACAATTATGTCTAATCCATATATTGAGAAACCAGTGGTTAACAATTATGAGCCAATGGTTAATCCGTTGCGGATAGATTTGTCAAATTGGATTCGTTTTACATTATTTGATGGTGTAAAACCAGGTAAGAAATACACATTGTCGGCTCATTTCAGAGCAACTACCAATGATAATCGTGTAAACATTACAACCAAGCCAATTATGAGAGCGGTATTCGGTAAATATAACGGTGACACTCCCGTGGAGCTTGGACGAGCATCAAAAACTTACGATGCACCAAGCATTCAAACTGGGAAAATAGTAAGATACGCTTTAACCTTCACTGTGCCGAGTAACTATGTAGAAGGAAATGGTTATGTTTATATTGATTTATTTGGCGAGGGGCTCTTAAATAATATGCAAGCAATTGCTGTATCAGGTGTTCAGTTGGTGGAAGGTGACGTTCCTTCCGTTTATAACTGGGATACAACACATGGAGAACTCGTAAACGGAACACTGCCTTTTTCTACAATTGCACTTGGTACAAAAGATAATGTTATTTACCACAATCATGTGAACAAATGGAATTATATGAATGCGCCACTTGAAATCATAAGCAATGGCGAAATGATGGCACTCGTGGGAGGTGATCGTGCGGGACTCAGTTTTTATCCCCGTGGCGGTGGAGAACGTAGAAGTTACATCGGTCACATTTACAACAATGAAAATAGATTCCGAATTGAATCAAAAGATCCTGTTGCAACGACACAATCAATTGAATGTAATGGGATTAACGTATGTGGTGGATACTTTGGTGCTAATGCAGGTTCTATTCATTATACAAATGGTAGCTTAGGTTTAGGGTGGTATTTCCATGATGGTAGATGGAATTATGTTGATTTCACAAAGATGACTTCTAGAACATAGAGAGGGAGATGAGTATGAATCCAGACAAATTTATGCGTCCAATGCCACCTAATGAACAGTCACCATTCTTAGGTAGAGTAGTTGATTTGAAGAAAGGTGAAAATCAAGTCACCGTTAGCATTCCAAACGATATGCTAGAATTTTGCGGTATCAAGGAAGATACAAAAGTTGAAGTTTGGGGACTTCCTGATGGCACGTTGAATATGCGCATTGCTACTGCATGTGACTTATGCAATAAAGGTGGCAAAGTTTACGAGATTGAGCTTTTCGGTAAAGTAAGTCTTATCTGTGCCGAAGATTATGTAAAGCTAACTGGAAAGAGCCCAGGGGCTTCTGAAGAAGTGATAATTGAACATGTGGAAGAAGTAGAAAATAGAATGATTGAAGGAGCATTATCAGCAGATCAGTATTAACTAAAAATATGTAAACAAGTAGGGCAGCCATGAGCTGTTTTTAATTTTGAATAAAATACGATTTTTATAACAAGGAGGAGCGATTTCGCTTCTCTTTTTCTTTTGCAAAGGGGATGAGAAAAATGGAGGATGCGATTTTCAATTCAATGATGCAACAAGGAGCATTCGCAGCGTTATTCGTGTGGATGCTTTTTACTACGCAAAAAAAGAATGAACAGCGTGAAGAGCAGTATCAAAAGGTCATTGAAAAGAACCAGGGTGTAATTGAAGAACAAGCAAAAGCATTTAGTTCTTTAGCAAATGATGTATCAGATATCAAACAAAAAATTATGGGGAATGGTGATGTAAAATGAAAAAATCTATTAAGGTATTAAGTTCAGTTGCAACGGCTTCTATTATTCTATTAATATCTGTAGGAAGTGTTTTTGCAGATAGAGAAATGATTATTCCAGATTTACCAAAGCAAGGATATAGATATGGTGTCGGTGCATATGAGGGGGTAGTAGCGCATTCCACAGCGACACCAGAAGCACCTGCTATCAATATTAGAAATTATGAAGCTAGAACATGGAGAAATGCTTTTGTGCATTATGCAACGGATTGGGATGAAAACATTCAGATTGCATCTACTAAATATCGTGCATGGGGTGCAGGTCCAGCGGCAAATGCTAGATTTGTACATGTAGAGCTATCTGAAACTAGTGACTCTATTAAATTCAAAAAATCGTATGAAAGATATGTAAAGTTGCTTGCAAAAATATTAAAAGATAGAAATATCCATCCAAGTGTTGGGCTATGGACTCATAAAGATATCACTTACAAATTAGGTGGTACAGATCATGAGGACCCAATACAATATCTAAAGAGTCATGGTGTATCAGAATCCCAATTTAGAAACGATGTTTTAAAGGCATATCATGGTGATTCTGTATCAGTTAAACCAAAACCACAAGAACCATCTGGAAGTATAACAGAAGCAAGTGGTGTGGCTTATATTGATGGTCAAAATGTAAACCTTCGGTCTGGACCATCCACAAGCAATAATGTCATCCGCAAGCTACAAAAAGGTGAATCATATAAAGTTTGGGGTAAAGTAGGAAACTGGTTAAATCTTGGAGGAAATCAGTGGATTTATAACGATACATCATACATTCGCTATAAAGAAGAATCTTTATCTGTGGAAGGTAAACGTGTAGTTTCTAAAGTAAATGACTTAAGATTCTATTCAAAAGCTTCTTGGTCGGATAGAGATGTTGCAGGAACTGTCGATGAAGGTTTAGGGTTCACTATCATTGATAAACTATCTGTAAATGGCTCACAGCAGTATAAAGTGAAGAATAGTAGAGGTAATGTTTTCTATATTACAGCTAGTTCTTATTATGTAAAAATTAAATAGTAAGCATGAAAAGTGCCGGCTCTTAATTGAGTCGGTTTTTTTATTTTATAGCAATTATTTAACTGTAAACTATTGATTCGAATAAACAGCTATGGTATAATTATATTTGTAAGGGAGGTGAGAAACATGGATTGGGACTTAACAGAAAAGGTTCTTAGAAATCTAGCTTACATAGTAGCGATGGTGGTAGGAATCATAACAGCAAAGAAACACCTAAACGATATGAAAGATAGAAAGGAGAAGAAAAAGGAAGAAGAAATAGAAAAACGCCTAGCCCGCAAGACTAGACGCAAGTAATACCACGGGGGAAGAAATTCCCCCACTCTTAAAAAATATTATAACATGATTACAAAATTAAACAAAATCCAATCCATGTAAAAATGAAGTTAGATCGAAATACTTTGGTATTAGCATTATTTTTAGTATTAGTGGTTACAGTAACAAACTATAAGAAGCCTGAAGTAAGTGACTACTTAGGAATTGCTTCCACAATAATTTTAGCTATAGCGCTTGTTATTAATTTAATTTCTTTATGGAAAAAAGGCAGGGACGAAAAATGAGTATGGACTATAAAATAAGTCGTGAAGAAATAGAAAAGTTAGTTAACCAAGTAGTTTTAACAGCAAATGAAACCGTAAATTTATTAGGTGTCACAACCCAGAGATTACATGTACTTGTAAAACAAGGACGACTTGTTCCCATTAAAGTAGTCGATAGGGTTTCGTTGTACTTTCGTGAAGATGTAGAAAGACTGGCTGAAGAATTAGGGCAATTAAGAGAAAAATATAGACCATATGAATAATTTGAAAGCCAACTCTTTTTATGAGTCGGCTTTTTTGTCTCTATATAATTAAAATTTACTTTTGGATAATGCCTTTAATATAGGATTTATGATTTTACTTAACAAGCGAAATGCGTTAAAGATTGAACGAATAATTTTCATAAGATTACGTCCCCTCACTCTCACACCTTATAAATCTGAGATTTTTTTTACTTCTTTTTCTTTGGATTTAAAGTCTTTTTTGTATTGTTTAAAGTCATTCCGATCAACTCTAAACTTTTCGCCAGTAGCTACATTCTTTACTAAATATGTTTTAGCTGTAAGTTCTTTAATTAGAAACCATATTGCGAATATTACAAGGGATATACCAAGTGTGAAAGGTATTAAAACTATTGCAGAAAAAGTTATAATTAGCTCTGCTTTTGAATCAGCTCGTTTTAATAGTAATCTATTTCCCGCAGCAGCTTCAGATTGTTGTAGTTGTTGCATACGTTGTAAGGATGCGACTGTATCATAACTCATGAAAAAACCTCCTTGAAATAATACCTAAATCATACCAATTTTAAGTAATAACTGTAAATATTACATTCCAATATATTTAACTATGTAATTTTTTAGAGTAAAATGGATGAACAGTTAGTAAATATTGGTGAAAAAATGGGGGGGTTCTGAAGTGCCAGAGTATCTTTATCATTATACAAACTTAGAAACGTTGAAGCTTATTTTACAAAATAAAACTTTTAGATTATCTAGTTTAAATGGAATGGACGATTTAGAAGAAGGAGATACAGAGGATTTTAACAAGTTGGGAAGGTTTATTTATATTAGTAGCTGGACAAGCAATCCTAATGAATCATTATTACTGTGGAATTATTCGAAAGGTAACGAGGGTGTTAGATTAAGAATGAAGTCTAACATTTTTAAGACAGTAAATATAAATGAAACTATTAATATACATGGAATAAATGTTCCAGTTAATGGAGATTTTAATCCTGGGATAATAGAGCTAATGCAGAGCAAATGTGTTTCCTTTATGCCATATAAAGCAGAGTTATGTAGGGTTACATACACCGATTTAGATAGATTATTAAAGCCCACTGTATACAAAAAATGTGGATGTGGAAGTTTTGGAATAGAAACAATAGATTTAGGTGTTTTTAAAAGAACTGAGTGGGAGGATCAGAAAGAGTGGCGTTACAGATTAAGTTCATTCCCTTTTAGTATACTAGAGCAAGTTACTTGGTTTAATAATAACGATCAGAGATCACTACTTACAGCTGTTAAGAGTAGAGAAGATTTAGGATATATTGACCTGCCATTAAGTGATGATGCATTTGACGATATTGAAATTCTATGTAGCTCAAAAATGTCTCAGGAGGCTAGAGAAGAATTAAGTAAAGTTTTAAATCAATATGCACCTAATGCAACAGTTAGGAATAGTGGGATGAGAATAAGAGTTTAA